CTTGCCCTTGAGGATGTTGATTTGCATTTTCTGCTGGCGGATAGCTGCAGCTTTCTGGCGCTGACGCTCGGCGCGCTCGTCTTCGATTTTGCGCTTTTGTTCTTCGTCACGAACAACCATACTGACAAGCATGTCGCCCATCATGTCGTTCATAGAGGCCCCTCTTTCTATCGCGTCTAGTCCTTGTATTAACATTTCTATTTCTTCGATTGAAAACATTTGATTCCTCCGTTGTTGTTTAAGTTTCGCGTGTTGCTTTGCCGGATGCGTCCCCCGGCCTCATCATTCTTTTGTCGCAGGGTTCAGTTGGGCCATGCTTTGTCCCACATCCACCGCAGACCATCAGGCATCACCTCCTTCCGTCGCTTTCTTAATTGCGGCTTTCGCTTTCTCTACCGCCTCGCCCCAAGCTGTCACCGCTGGCCCGTCCCAACCCTCCCCTTCACGTTCCCGCACGTAGTAAATCAGGTCGCCCAAATGAATGTGTGGGTTTGACGATAGAGCTACAAGCGCCTCAAGCAAATCAGGCGCGGCGGCTATCAGGCGGGCATCTGCCTCCCATTGTTCTTTAGTCTGGTAGCGCGGCATCATCGCAACCGCATAGGCGTGTCCATCATGGGGTTCTGCAAAAACAGACCCAGGGGCGTCTTCATCTCCCGGACGCCAATGCCATTTCCACGGCCCTGCTGTAAATTTCGTTTCGCCCATTATTTGCCTCCGTTCTCAACTTTCTGCCTGAAAATATCAATGGCCTGGCTCAACTCGCCCTCACCCAACGAACCTATCGCGGTTCCAAGAGTCACTTCGCCATCGACGTGATACTTTTGCACCAGCCATTTGTGAAGCTGGCCAGTCGTGTATCCCAGCTTGCGGTTAAGCGCAATTAGTTCCTCGGCAGGACTTGTCGGCTGTGCGCCCTCAAGTTTGACGTTGCGGACGGGTTCGGGTGGCGGGCCGTATTGCCGCAATTGCTCTTCACGCGCGGCGGCGGGTTCTTCGGCGTACTTCTCTGCCTTATAGTCGGAGTCGTACAAGTCCAGCGCAATGCCGAGCAGTGAAGCGCACTTCTTCATGGCGTCGGTGGCCGCGCCCTTGTAGGCGTCCCCTATCGAAACCGGCGCTGTCCCATTCTTCAGCATTTCTATCGGCTGGCAACCAAACTGCGTTTTCGTCACCGCCTGCCCGTTGAGTCGAACCGTCAGAGTCCCGCGCACTTTTACTTCAAACGGCTTTCCGTCGTTCAGCAGCAGTTCTTCATTGTCGGCAACAAAGTCCCAATCCCACCCGAACGCCTGGTTGAGCGTGCGAATGACATAGGGGCCGTCGGTGTACTTCAGCCTCATTCCACCGCGTCCCACACGTTCACGGATTTCACCTTTCGGGGTTGACTGTGTCGCTATCTGCCTCAACGCCTCAAGCTGCTGACTCTTTGCCGCTTCCGCCAGTCCACCATGCGCTACCTGCATTGCTGTTGACATTGTTTCCTCTCTTTCGATAAGCGGGGAGGCGGACTTTGATGGAGTCTCCCTTGCCCACCTCCCCTTTTCGCGCACGCCCCCACGTGCGCAAACTCAAACATCCCACTTTACGCCATCGTGCGCCACTTCAACCACGCACTTGCCGCGCGGCTTCACCAGCACGGCAGTGTCGCGCTGTTCAAACTTGTCTGTCTCAACTTCCGGTTCGTTCTCTGCGCTGTCCGTCCATTCGTCGGGCGGCAGTCCCAGAATGTCGTCTTCCGGTTCGGGTGGCCCACTGCAACCCGGCGGATAGTCCCAACCAAATATCCTCATAAAACCTCCTATAAACTCCATCCAACGTTTCGACTCAAGAACGCCTGCGACTCGGCAGGCGTCGGGTTCTGCTGGCGCTGGGACTGGACGGCGATATTGACGACGGCGGCGCTGGCTATATGGAAGCAGAGGCCGCGCGCCGGGCAGTCGCACTCTGCCAGCTTGTCGCCGTTTACCACCACAAACTTGACGGTGTAGCTGTTGCCCTTGCTGCCGGTGACGGCATAGGTGCGGGCGTCTGCGTTGATGACGCGCACTTTAGGGTGTACATCTTTCGCCCTGCGTATCGCGTTCGCCATTTTGTCTCTTTCTAGTTTCAGCATATGAACTCCGTTTGGTATCTCTTCAACGGACGTAGGATACCATATTGATACCAGTATGCAAGAGAAAAATGCAGAGAATAGAAAAAAGTTTATATGTGCGCCGTATCACATAAGGGAATTAATCAGCTGAGAGGGTTTATTTCTTTGTGAACTGCGCAGGTGAGTGTATAGTGCGAGGTTAGGCGCCCTCGCACGCCACGCGCCATTGATGTCGCCACGAATCACTCACGATGGCGCCACGTTCCTGCCCCACCCCCACCTTGCTCTTTGTATCTCGCACACCCCAGGACTCCATCAACCTATAAACAGGACATAGACACCGATGCTTCCGCCTGAATTGCAACGTCACATGCTGTCACTTGCCGAAATACTACCGCTGATAGTCGCCAATGCTGCGACACCTGACCCGGTAGTCCAAGTAATCTTAAAACTTATACGGGAATTGAAGACAATACTGGGCGAGGACGGCCTGAGAACCATTCAAGCCGCCGAGGTAAAAGCTGTTCTTAGGGCGGTTGCCTACCGCCGAGAGGATTGAATCTTCGCGCGCAGGCGTTCGCGCTGTTGCTGCTTCACTTTCTCGATTTCCGCGTTTTCCTGGCTAATGGCCTCGGCCAGGATATCCGCGTACCGGCGCATGGCTTCGATTACAAACTGATTCCCACTTGCAAACCCGCACGACGCGCCGAGTTCCGCCAGACGTGTCTGAAATTCCGACTCTATCCTCAGGTTGAACTGACCCTTTTTCGGTTTCAATTGTTTCTTCATCCGGTTTCCTAGCAGATAGGGCAAAGGCGATTTATCCGTCGGGCAAAGGATAATGCTTGACAGGTTGATACCGGGGTGGTATCGTGCTGCCGTTACGTTGCTACACAGCAGGAGTAGGAGGGAGAAATATATGTCAGATAGCGACAAAAAAGCAAAGAAACCAAAAAACTTTCACGTCCGGTTCAGACCCGACCAGGCCGAGTGGCTTCACGAAAACTTAGGCCCCCACCACCGCAATGTCCCTGAGAAAATCAGGAAGATAGTGGACAAGGAAATGATTAAGCAAGAACTCAATAAAGAAAAGCGGAAACGCTGAGAACTCAGCCCGCGCCCTATCATCTCCGAACACAGCAGGCGCGGGGTATCCAACACCCAGACGGGTTTAAGGGCAAACATCAACCCGTCTGGGCTTCCTTTTTGGAGGCCGTATGGCGACAACGTTACTGATTCTGGCTTTCGTGATTGCGTGGCCGTTCTTCATCGTGAAGGTAATCAAGTGGTGTAAACCCTATCGAGATTGAGTTTGGGCAAGCGCCCAAAGGCGGGGTAGGGCTGTGGAACTGAGTGCCTACCTGTCCCGTCGAGCTGCCTATAAGTGGGGCGGCGCTGTCCGCCCCACATTTGTTGAGAACATCAATGAACGCGTTTCAAGAAGCCAGCCAGATAGAAGCGATAGCCCGACGCGAAATCCTGCCGTGGTTGCACCTGAAATGCGAATCGGTAGAAGACACCGGGGACAGCTTGTGGCTTCAGAAAATCGTAGGCGACTTCATTGTTGTTCAAGAGGGGCGTAAGCGCGGAATCGAACTGAAAGCCGAAGCGAAATACACCGGCAATCTCTTTCTCGAAACGTGGAGCAATCTGCCGGAGTTGACACCGGGGTGGATGCTGACCAGCCGGGCCGACGACTTGCTCTACTACTTCGCGGACGTGAAGACGCTGTACTCAATCAAGCTGCGTCGGCTGCAAGAATGGGCGTTTGGGATTGGGGAGAAAGAGGGCCACATCTACAAGTACCGCGAAGTCGCCCAGGCGAAATATCAACAAATCAATTTCACGCGGGGCAGACTTGTCCCGCTTCACGCACTAGAAGACGCGCGGATTCCGATGAGGAAATACACCGCCGACGATAGAAGACAGTAAATAACCCCACCCTCACCGTAGGCAGTTGCAATGGCTTTTACATCAATCCCGAATGAGGCGATTGACCGAATGACGGAATTAAGCGCAGGGGCATGGCGCCTCTACTGTGTCCTAGCAAGATACAGGAACCAAAAGACGGGCAAGTGTTGCCCATCGGCTCAAACCTTAGCGCAGGTGATGAAGATGGACAGAAGGCACATTTTCAGACTGAAAGGGGAGCTGGCCCAGCTTGAGTGGGCGCGCTTTGACGGAGGCAATGTGACTGAACTGCTCGGTTTTGGTGGTGACATTATTGTCACCACCCCTGGTGACAATAATAGCACTGTCAAAAAAGTCACTAGTGCTAAAAATGTCACCCCACAGGGACAAAAATGTCACCAAGTGGTGGCAAAAATGTCAGTTGCATATAAGGAAGAACAAGACGAAAGAACAAGACTAATAGAACAAGACAATACACCCGTCGCTGTCGCTCCGGCAGGCGGACTCAGCAGCAAGGAGTGCTACACCCTATTCGTCGAACTTCGGACGGCTACAGGCGGCTATGAGGTTCCCTACCAGAACGGCGCGAAGGATTTCGTCCAGCTTGCCAAGTTGCTGAAGACTTGCGAGAGAACCAACTGGACGTTGACGGCTGAGCGGTTCAGGCAAGCGGCCCGAAACTATTTCGTTACACCACGAAGTTCTCACACGCTGGCAGATTTGGCCGCACACTTCAGCGACTTCTTCAAACACGCATTGGACAGATTCGGCAAACCAGTGGAGGAAAACGGCAATGGAAGACATCAAGTCCCTCGCAACGAAACATACGGCGAACGAACAGGTAGACAAATGGAAGAACTCTTCGCCAACTCTCTCGCCGCGTCAATTGGCGATAGTGGCCCTGATACAGCAGACACAGAAGCGCCGTGGCCTGCCATTGATAGCGGCGGGTTTTGAACTGCAAAGCACGCTGAAGGGCTGGGAGTCTGCCACGAAAGCCATACCCGACGAATATCTAAGCCGCAGTTACGAACACGCTGTGGGCAACTGGCCCTGGACGGAACGCAAGGGGTTTGAAGCCGACGCCATAGCCGACGCCTACAAGATACTTGTCGTGGAAGACAAGCAGCGCGCCGAAGCAACCAAGCGCAACGCGGCCCGCCAGAACCCCGACACATACCGGTGCTGGCACTGCCAGGACGTCGGCTATCAGTCTGTGTTCACCTACCAAAACAAACTCTGGTACGTGGCGCTTAGGCCGTGCTATTGCGAAGCCGCGCCGGTGGAACAGCGGCAAGAGTTCCGGCTTAGCGAAACAGATTTCGTGCGGGACGGAGTAGGGAATTACGCGCGGCTGGTCGATATTGAGAAATACGGCTATCCGACGGAAGCATTCAAAGCCAGCATTGACGCGCTGGCGAAACGATAATGACAATGGGCAACGCGCTGAAAACAATTCTAAGTCTGTGCGACTACTCCGGCAACTGGCCCAGGTTCTACCGGGAAGCCGGGTACGACGTCCGCCAGTTCGACTTGAAGAACGGAGACGACGTGCGACTACTTGAGAGAATTGACGCCAACGTTTACGGCATTCTGGCCGCACCCGTCTGCACCGTATTCGCCAATTCGGGGGCGCGCTGGCCACGAACCGACGACGAAATGCGGGAAGGACTTGCGCTGGTTGACGCCTGCCTGCGCGCGGTTGTGATTTATCAGCGCACTCTCAAATTCTGGGCGCTTGAGAACCCGGTGGGCAAGCTATCGCGCTACCTGGGCCAGCCCCGAATGCGGTTCAACCCCTGCGACTTTGGCGACCCGTACACAAAGAAAACCTGTCTATGGGGTGAGTTTGTTGCCCCGTCGCCACTGTTCGTCAGCGCAAAGTCGGTTGAGCCTATCAATGGTTCCATGATGTGGGCCAGGTATGGCGGCAAGTCCGAACGCACAAAAGAGGGGCGTTCTATAACGCCACTGGGATTTGCAAAAGCATTTTTTGAGGCTAACCAATAACAACGGAGGTTTTATGACAACACAAGTAATAACGCCCGCTGAGGCGTGGGAAGAAGTGGAGAGGTTGAAAGCGTGGGTTATCTTCAACCGCCAAGACGGCAAATGGTACGCGGATGTCCCAGCGGAAATGTTTTATTTTGGCTGCGGGGATACCCCGCTGGAGGCTGTCACCCACATGCTTAGCCGGATAGCGGAAGTGGCAAAGAAAGCGGAGGCGGCTAATGTCTGAATTAAAATGGGTATCGCTTGCGTTCGTCCAAGTTGCTAAATTGTGTGAAGCCTTAGGCGTCGAGGCTATCAACCGATTGCCCGGCTGTTGGGAGCACCAGGTAGACGATAATTGGTTTATCGCCGCTAATGGCCACAGGGAGCCGACGAAGTGCACAAAGGGTATAACTGTTCAGCCATTCCACTGCTACGTCGAATGGAACGGCTTCCCGGCTGGCGAGTTTCACCCCATTGAAGGGGGCTTTATCGCAATGGGACAACTAGCGAACGAAGACACGTTTATCGAGGCGCTTCAGCGCGCGACGGAGAAAGCTAATGCAAGTGTGTAAACTCATTCTGCCGTTGGACGCCAACGAAATGAACCCCAATAAGCGCCGCAGACTGCGGGACTGGATAAGCACCAAGACGCGCCACAAGAATACAGCGTACGCCACATGGCTTGTGGCGGACAGGCCCAGGTCGGCGTCCCCCGTCACCGTCAATGTCACTATCCGACGCGGACGACTGCTGGACGAAGACAACGCGCGGGCCAGCTTGAAAGCTGTGTTTGACGGGCTGTTCAAGGGCGGCATAACGCCGGACGACTCGCCGCAGTGGGTGAAACTTGGGACGCTGACGCAGGAAGTCGGCAAGCGGTGGAAACTGAAACCCGAGATAGAAATTGTAGTGGAGGAGACGTAATGACACTCAAAGACTTCAAGAAAACTATTTGGTATCAGCCGACGTTGAGCAGATATGACTTGCATTTGAAAGTCTGCAAGAAGCTAAACTGTGAAGACTTGATAGTGCCATTTCAGAAGTTCATTGACGAGGTGATGGACGAAGACATATCCGACGCGGTTCGCGCCGACATGCTGGCCATCACCGACGTTGAACCCTACGTCGCGTTTCAGAAGTATCCGGCATATATCGAGCCGACGAAGGATGAACAGAAGCTAGGGTTTTACAGCGAAGAAATGGGGAGAAAGTTGAGGTGAGATATGGAGACAATTCTTTTAGTTCTTAGTTTCGTCAGCGGGGCCACCACTCTAGGTATAGCCACACACGCGGCCTACCGCTTAGGCCATGCCGCCGGTGTTCTAGCCGAACGCGAACGGCGCATGCGGCTGGAAGCGGAGGCCGAGAGACGCTTCTATGTGCAGCTTCAGAAAGCAGCCGAGAAAAACCCCGAACTTTGGGAGACGGAGATAGACGCATGATTACGATAAACCTTGATTTATTCCACGATGGAGTCAACGCGGCTAATCCGTGGAGAAATAATAGGTCAATCATAGAATTGAAAGTCTACGAAGGCAGGCTAGAGATTGTCTTAGATGATTTCTGCGACCAGGTGAGCGGGTTCTTTAGAAGCGAAGCCGACATCGCGACTCTAAGGGATGCTTTAACCAGGTACATAGAAACAGGGGGCTTATAACCAGCGCCCTAGTCCCTGTCGAAAGCAGGGACTAGGGTTCACCGAACAACCGGCAGAGATAGACACGGTTGACGGCGGCTGTCAGAAGACAGCGCCAATAGTCTTTACCGTGTCTTCCTAAAAGGGAAGGGAAGACATGCAAAACCAAAACGACGAAAGAAGTATTTTTGATTGGCTGATATGGACGCTTATTCACCTGGTTATCATTGTGGCCATCGGCTACGCGGGCGTTCAGGTGTACGGCTGGCGTCTCGGCCTGTGGGTTGCGGCCTCGGCCACGGTTGCGGGGTTCGCGTCCTGCTACCTGTTCGCCAAGGACGTCCCCGGTGAGACTCTAATGAAATGCTGGCTGTATCTCTGCGTCGCGCTGAACGCCGGGTATCTTGTCCACAACGGGGCGCGCAATATCGGGATTGAGGGCTACAACGCCGCCCAGGTGGAAAAGTACGAACGCGGGATGGCCGAAGCAGGGAAGGCCACCAGCCGACGAATTGCCAGGGAATTGAGACTCGGCGCAAAAGAAGCGTCCACGATTGAAATGGCGTTCAGTGACGGGGTGTCGGTTATCGTGGCGATTCTGGCGTTTCTCGAACTGGCCAGCGCGCTAATGATATTCGCACTATCGTCGCGTCGGCTGAAGCTGCAGCCCGTAATAGTCCAGCAACAGGAAACTGCCATAAAGTTACCGGTTAATTTGCAGGAATTTCCAGAGGCATTGCCGACGGGTAGGTTAGAAACGGGAAAAGACTCCCGCCGATAGGTGACACAACACAAGAGAAAGAGTCGGCGGAAGTCTTTAAAAGTGAACCTAGTATTAACCCAAAACCAGTGGCAAAGCAAGAGTTTGCCAACGTTGGCAAACTGCCTGCCAATGTACTGCAAATGCCAACGTTGGCAAAAGCGCGCAACCTGTTGAACTTTAATGCGTTACCGTGGCGTCGAAAGGCCGGGAAGCCGCCCGCGCCAAAAGGCTTTTACTGGCAAGCTAGCGGTAGTAAAACTACCGGAAAAGCCACCACGAAAAAGCGTATGCTGTTCGGGTGGACATTGATAAAGAACGGCAAATGCCAATCCTGCGGCGAACGGTACCGTCCGCCCGTCGCGTATCTCAAAGGCGAGTCTTGGGACTCACTAAAAGGAGAAAGCCATGAGCGCCAGAAAGCCGAAATTAGACTCCTGCTCGGAAAGTGCCAACGAAGGCTTAACGATTTACGATGCCCCGAATGTCTGCCGCGAAATTATGGCCAAGTGTCAAACATTAGCCGAACAAGTTGAGCCGAGTATCGCCGCCGAAATTCGGGACGTTGGCGAGAAAACTAAGCAAATGCTGGACGCTATCGTCGCGTCCGTGGACAAGATATTGGCAATGGAGGTTGAATGACTAAACAGAAACTTGACGATGGCTACCAGGCCGTAGCGTTCGAGGTTGGCAAGTCGCTTGAGAATGCAGAGGCGCGTATCCGCGAACTTGAGGCGCAGTTAACCGAGGCTCACGCAAAACTCAACACGGAAATGGTCTACATGACGCAGCACGAATTTGACAGGCTATGCATCAGGGGTTCGACCGCCGAGAGAAAAGTGAAAACACTTGAGGCGCAGTTGGCCAACGAGACTAAGCGCTGGCTAGCCGCTGTTGACGAAGGTATTGAACTGAAGGCGCAGTTGGCTAAAGAATCCGAACAGCATCGGCGTTGGTATGACGGCGCGGTCGAGCTAGGCAACAAAGTCGAAGTGCTACAAGCGCGGTTGGCCGTTCTGGAGCGCGAGAAAAAAGACATTCTCAGGGAATGGAAAGAGTCAGACAAGTATTTAAGAGACACGCGCGCCGAGAGACTGCGACAACTCGAAGCCGTCAAAGCGCAGTTGGCCGAGGAGCAATGGGGGCGTGAGTCTTCACTCAAACGCGCGGAACAAGCCGAGCGCGAAACCGACGCAATGCTAGAGCGTTTTATCGCAGCCGAAGCGCGGGCAGAGGCGATGCGGAAGGCGCTGGCGCAAATAATAAAGCGCACAGAGTCATGCGCATCGCTGGTGGCGACAGATGTACGGCAAATGGCGCAAGCCGCCCTCGCGCCCACGCCCGCCGAAAGTGAGGTGAAGGAATGAAGTGTCCAGAGTGCCAGCTTGAACTAGATAGCAACGGCTTGATTGCGTGGTGTGAAAATGGCCACGCTTACAAACTCGAATCAACTGAATACCCATGTTTTGTTGCCGATGGCACATATTGCAGTGTTCACACGCCCGCCGAAACGACGCCGGACGCCGAGTGCAAACCCGGCTTAATTGGGCGGCAAGTCTACGACCGCCACTTTCAACGCTGGCGCACAGTTGTCGAGCAAAAGCCCTCCGGGGCGATAAAGGTCAAAGACGGCAACGAGGACGGGGAATGGCTGGACACTGACGAATACGAGGTTACACGGGAAGCTGAACCGACGCCGGTGTTGCCGACGCCTGTGATACTGGACGCGAAGAAGTTTGTGGATGAGTACAAGGGGGAGAAGTGATGGGCATACGAAGATACTTGCGACGCCATTTTGGCAAATGAATCTAAGGCGACCGCGAATACTGACTCTGTCTGGCGCTTATGAAATCAATGTCTGGCCGCTGACTTTAATTGTCCTCCGCAAGCGTAAACCCTTTAAAAGCGAATGAAAATTCCCTGCTGTTTACGTAATAACTATTATCAGACGCCCTATGGGTATCCAATATGAGTTCCCCGCGCGGCAAACAGGTAGGTGAAAGAATGATACTAGAGACGGTTTTTAAGTACGAAGGAAAGATTCTAAATAGAAAAACAGGAAGCACCGCCATCTATCACGATGGCAAGCCTCTTGTGATGTTTAAAATGAAAGATAATGGCGACTGGAACTTTGAAGACGAATTGAATCTCGAAAAGGAAATCGGAGAGGGGCTGTTTCAGGTTTATATAGTAGTCAACAAAATACAAGAACAAGAATAGCCGCCACGGCCCGGCACGTATAGACTCGTCTTTCCCCGCCGCTATCATAAGCCATCAGGCAAACAAAAACCCGCCAATCTGTCGAGGACTGGCGGGCCAACCGAAGGTTCAAATGAAACCGTTAGATGCCTCTATCTGCTAGAAGATGTTGCCTAACTGTGGCGGCAGTCTATCAATTCCCTACCCTAGCCGCAAGCCATTCCGACACATTTAGCCCTATCCAGCTAATTCAATGCGTGCCTATTTGACACACTGTCTTGTTTATGCAATAAAGCGCCATGCGCGAAACGACACCCGAAACCAGCATTGTAACCCCGCAGTTGCCCCCAACGGCGCCAAAACGCACTTTCTTACTCGGGTTGGAGCAGTTCCAAGAACACTTAGCGCGGCTTGCCCACGACCTAGGCAGCAAGGCGGAGCTTGGCCGACGCCTGAAAGTGACGGGGCAGTTTATAGACTTGTTGATTGCCGGGAAGCGGAAGCCGGGGCCGAAAATGCTCAAAGCGATAGGTGCGCGCAAGCGGGTGATGATTGAAATTGATGTGGAGGCCGAATGAGTAGCCTGATTGACTCTATCCGCTTTAACACGGTTTTGGACATCGCGCCGGGGTTAGCTTTTTCGGACGTGCGAATAGAGACGCGCCCCCGCCTCAATGAGGACGGGGATTGGGTTGGTATAACGTGCCGCCAGCACCCGCAGGGTATTTGGTATCGAGTTGGTGCCCGCCACCATTACTTAATGGCGAAGAACGGCAAGGAATGGGCCATCCAGCGCGCGGAAACCTTAATCCGGTTACTCGCAAAGCGGCTGGCGCGGGAGGTTGCTAAATGTCCAAAGCCCTAATTCCCTACGACAAGGAAGCAGTAAGGGACATTCAGGAGACAACAAAGGCCCGCGCGCTGGATTTGCACGGTGAGGTGATGAATAGGCTGGAAAGGATTCTGTATGGCCCCGACGACAAGGCGGCGCTTACGGCTGCGGGGCTCATACTCAAAATTGGCGGCGGGATGAAAACCCAATCCGTCAGGGTTCAGGCGACATTCAATCAGTTAATGGAGGCTGCGCCGTTGCAGGCGGGGCCGCTCGCGGGGCTAACGCAGATAACCGCAAGCGCGGTGATAGACGCGGAAGAGGATGACGACGACGGCGATACAACAAAATAGCGCCACAGACTTGGCCGTTGACGCGCTCAGGCTAGCCACGCCAGACCCGGCGCGCGTGGAACGGGAACTTGCGCTATACGACGCAGACCGCGAAGCGTACATCCAGCGTCGCTTCACCGATTTGAAGGAATGGGACTTCCCTGTCTGGTGCGCCATCAACTGCTTTATAAAAACCAAAAAGGGCGACCGCGTCCGGCTAAAACTCAACCGTATTCAACGGCGAATGTGGGAATGGCTAGTTGAGGACTTAGCTGCGCGTCGCCCCGTCCGCTGGTTCATCCTGAAAGCCCGACAAGAGGGCGTCTCTACGTTCTGGCTTGCATTCTTTCTTTGGTTGACATCTCTGCGCGCGAACCGCGAAGCCCTGATATGCGCCCACAAGGAAGCCAACACCTTCGACTTCAACCACCGCGTCCGTTCAATGTATGCGCAACTTCATCCGATGTTGAAGCCGGAAACCCACACGGAAAACCGGGTGTTGGTGTACTTCGGAACCCCGACACTTAAGCGCAAGCGCGGCGTCGGAGTCGGGCTTGAAAGCAAACTCGTATTCAACACGGCGGCTAGTGGCGAGCTGGGACGCAGTTATAACTTTCACGCGGTTCACTTATCGGAATTTGCCCTGTGGCCGGGACTAGGCATTAACGTAAAAGACCAGATGGGCGGGCTGCTTCAGGTAATGGCGAAGGAGGCCGGGACAATACTCATCATGGAGTCCACGGCCAAAGGGGAGAACGAGGCTACGGTATGGTGGACGGACACAAAGAACGAGTACCGCAAAGTCTTCATTCCCTGGTGCGCGTTCGACGAATACCGGACGCCGAAACTCGTCTACGACAAGTTGGGCGAACTGTCCGTTGACCCCGACTCGCGCTACGGCGACGAGATGGACGTTAGCCGCCATATTCGTGAAGCATTGCCTATCTGGTACCCAGAGGAAGTGGACGAAGGTGGGGACGAGTGGGTAGAAAAGGAACTTCGTTTACGCCTTCACTGGCGGCGCAGGAAGATTGACACGGATTGCATGGGCGACTTGCAGGTATTCCGGCACGAATACCCACTAACGCCTGCCGACAGTTTCGCTACCGGCGCGAAGAACCTCTTTGACCACGAAAGCCTGGAAGAGATGCGCGCCCACGTTCTAGCTGAGGGATACACCCCAATACGCTGCAAGTTGATACAAAATGACGATGAAATCCACCCCAACCGCAAATTCCACCGTGCCGACGGCTACGGCAAAGTCTACTTCTACCGACTGCCCGGAGAGTTCCAGCGTGAGCACACTTCTTTTGTTATCGGCGCGGATACTTCTATGGGAATGTCTGCTGACGCTGACCCGTCGGCTGCTGTGGTTCTCGCGGTTTCTGCCGACGAGACTGAAGAAGTAGCCAGCTTCAACGCTGTCATCGCGCCGCACGACTTCGCGGAATTACTGAACTGGCTTGGCCGTCTCTACGACACGGCTTTGCTAGGTGTCGAACACAACGAGCGGGGCGGCGCGGTGGTTAACGACTATCTGCACAAAGTATGGCGCTATCCCCTGCTGTACTTTCCGCGCGATATGTTCACCGGCAAGACGCGCCGCGATACCGTTCCTGGCGTCAACGTGACAGCCGACGGCAAAAGCAAGCTGGTATCGGACTTGGCCGAAGAGATAGTCAACCACACCATTCTATTCCGCAGCGTGAAGTTGATAGACCAACTTAAAACCTATCAGGTGTTGAAGAACAACAAACTAGGCGGCGCGCCGGGGACGAAAGATGATTTCGTTTCAGCAGCAATGATTGCCCGCTTTCTCAAGAAGCATATCCACCGTTTTTCACCGCCGCGCCAGGAAATACCACGCGGCAGTTTTGCCTGGGAAGCGCACAGGCTAGCACGTCAACGCGGTTTAAGAGTCCCAGGACATTGAAATGCCACGCAAGAAACTGACAGTTCCTATCGTCTTCCCCGACGGCCCGGTGGCAACGCGCCGCAGCCGTGGAAGAAAGGCTATCGCCAGCGTCCGCAGCGAAACGGGCGACCCGAAGATTGACGGCGAGATATGGCTTTCCCGCATAGCGATGACCCGGCAAGCCCGGCTGATGCTGAAGAATGGCGAAAGAAGTTGGCGCAGATACTACCGCTGGTATGAGGGCGAACAGTGGGACGATAGAGGTGGAACGGGCGGGCAAGTCAATTCTGACAACCCGCGCGACACAGCCACAATTAACAAAACGGGAAGTATCATCAACTCGATAGTTCCCTTCCTCATCAACGATGAAATTAAGTTCTTATTGAAGCCGCAGCGCCCCGACGACGACGTAAGCGCAATGATTCAACAGGCGCTACTCAACTATGAATGGCGCAAGCGGAAGATGACCAACGCGATAAAAGTTTGCGCGCGGGACATGGTTATCATCGGCCACTGTATCGCCAAGCCCGGTTATACGGTGGAAGTGGACGAAAGCAAGAAGCCGAAAGACGACGGCGTTATCAACTACGCCGACTATGTAAAGCAGGATGCGCCATACGTCGAACGCGTCAACCCGCTTAACTTCGTGTTTGATTGGGGAGGCAGAGACAGGACGCTTCGCACGGCGCGCTGGTGCGGCGAAGTCTTCTTCGTCCCCTACGCCGACGTGTTGGCCAATAAGGACTACGACCGGGAGACGCTAGGGCTGCTCTATAGCGGCGAATATTCGCCAACGACACAGACGAATTGGGCGTCGCTGGGCGTTGACCCTAAAGCAATGAAGGGGCTGCAATCGTTCGCGCTGCCGGAAGACAACCTAGTCACACTGATTGAGATTTGGGACAAGAAGTATCAGAAACGGATGGTTTACGCCGACGGTTGCCCACATCCGCTAGTCTCCGAAGATTGGCCGTACACCCATCTGGGGACAACATTCCCCTACGTCATGTGTAAGTACATTGAAGCTCCCAACCAGCCATACGGCATAGGGCTTCCCCGCTGGATAGAAGACCAGCAAGTTCAGATAAACCGCGCGGCGACGCTCGAACAGGACGTGATGCGAAAAAGCCGCCCACGCACGGCGGCAAGTGAAGGCACAAACCCCGAAGAAGTTGTTAAGTTCGCAAACGGCGACGACGTAGTAGTCGGGGACTTTAAGGCCATCCAGCCCGCCGACCTGTCGCAGATGTTCCAGATTTACAAGCAGAACCTTGAACGCGCCATCGAAGAGATGACGGGGGCCGACGCGCTACTTCAAGGCAGGGCGCTTCCCTCTCGCACGACAGCGGGTGAGGTAGGGACGCGCGCCAGACTCACCGGACTCAAGCTAGACCAGCACGTCGAAGACTTTGAAGAGTTCGTTGAAGACGTGGCGACGCAGATACTTGGGCACTTGAAGAAGTACCGCACCACCGCCGACGTGATACAGGTTGTCGGCAAAGAGGGCGTGTCTTGGGAGGCGTACACCAACGAAGACATTCAAGCGGGCGTTGACGTTGAGGTGAATTACTTCGCGGCGCCGAAGACTGACCCCGACTTGGAGAAACAGCAGGCGCTACAGATATTTCAACTTGCCGTGCAGTCGCTATCCGCATTGGCCCAAACCGGCGCGCCCGACACGTTCGACATGCCAGCGCTTGTCGGCTGGGTTCTGGATAAGTTCGGCGTGAAGGATAAGTCCAGATTCTTCCGTTCGTCCCGCACGCCAATGACGTTGGGCGTAGGCAATGGGCCGGGACAGGAGCCAGGAGGCCCGGCGATGACGCCAGAGATAGGCGGGGCAAATGCGCCGTCGCCAGTGGGACAGACGCCGGGGGTGGGACAACCAGGAGAGGGCGGAAGCGTAGAAGACTTAATGCAGTCAATGCGCGGCTTCATGCAGTAGCCGCTTAACAAGGAGAGGGATGGCAGAAGAAGACAACGACAGTCCGTGGCCGCTAGTTGTAATCAACGCCATTGACGATGAACAGATGGCGAAGTTCGACACCGAGGAATGGGCCGAAGCGGTTGTAGACAGCATGCTGAATCAGGTTCGTCACGCGGCCCATGTAATGCTGCGGGAAGCGGGGCGGATGCGGGAAGTGCGCGCGCTAAAACTGTATTGCTACAACACCAAAACACTAACAGGAGAAGAATGAGAAAAATTATCCTTACACTCACATTTCTGGTCGCGTTCGTCGCTTCGACGTTCGCGCAGGATAAAGTCAAAATCGCCGTCGGCTACGTCGGCAATGAGTTCAAGTTCGACCCGAACGAAGCCGCCGAATATCTCAACGGCTTGTGGCTGGACGTTGACGGAAAGATAGTCAGCAAGGGCGGGTTCCGCATCGGCGGCGTCTTCAACCTTCAGCGCACGTTTGACGTGACGATGCTTGACCCGATGACATATCCGAAAGACCCGTTGCCGCCCGTCGCCACCGCCGTCGGGTTCAACGTCGTTAAGCGGGACACCGACACCTACTCATTCGGCCCGCGACTTAGCTATAAAGCTGGCCCGGTTGAACCGTTCGCTACGGCGCTGTTCGGGTTCCGCAACCCAACCGACGTGGCCACCCGTCATTTTGTCCGCCGCTATCAGGCGGGCGTTGACATCGCGCTAGGCCATTTCTTCGTCCGTCCGTTCTTTATCGAATATGAGTTTCTGGCCCGGTTCGCTGGCCCCTCAACTCACAAGTACGGGGCGGGCGCAGGTTTCAGGTTCTAGTATGCCGATTTACGAGTTTCTTTGTGAGGAACACGGCAAGTTCGAGGCGCTGTTCCCGCGCGTGGTGGGCGTCGAATACCAACCTTGCCCGACGTGCGATGTGCCAGCGCCTCGTGTCTTCTCTCTGACGGTGATGCGGCCCGATACCTATTGGCACGGCGTCAAAACTACGAACTACGGCTATGTCACGTCCTCATCTCAACTAAAAGCCGAAATGGCGCGGCGCAACCACGTTCCCGTCGGCGACCGAACCGACCGGGAAGCGTGGGACAAGATAGCCGATAAAGCACAGGACGCTAAGAAGGAAAAGCTTGCCAAAGACGTGCATGAGTGGAATGTAAAGACGTTCGGGCCATCCGGGTTGGGGCTTGGCGGCGCAGACGGCGAGAAGTTTATTAGAGATAACAGTTAGGGGTGGGGTGGGCCGAATTGACACGTTTCACTTGTGCAACTGTTTTAATTGTTCTATTTTAGGGAGGAATCATGCAATTCACAGTGCCAGTTGGCGGAACAAATGTAGTATCAGAGGGCGAGGGGCCACCGCGTAATGCACCGGATGCGCCGTCACCGCTGGCCCAACGTAAGTCGTTGCACACTGTCCGCCTAGCAGCGCCAACAGCGCCGGAATATAGGCCGGAATGGAAAGAGAACGGCCAACTTAGATGGGTTCCTCAGGAAGCAGCGGCAGAGGAACCAGCGGCGGAAGCGCCGGTTGACGACGGCAGTCGCGCCGCTTCGTATACAACTGAGCAGCAAACAAGCCAGCCCTACGATGCCCTGCACCGGGAAATAGCTGAGTTAAAGCAGACGATGCAGGCCATGGCGCAAGGTATGGGCGGGCAACCAGCGCAACCACAAGGGCCGCAGCCGCCAGACCCGGCAGAGTTCGACTTCTATGACCCGGCGCAGGTGAAAGAGTTCCACAAACAGAACAACGCCTATATCCAGGCAACCGTCCAGCAGTCCGTACAGTCCGCACTAGCGCCGCACGAAGGCGCAATGCAAGCGGCGGAGTATACCCGGCAATACAACAGCGTATTAGGCGACTACGGCCACGACCCGAATTTCAAGCCGTTTATGGACAAGGCGCTACAACTCGTAGCGAAGTCCGGCGGACAATTCTCTATTCCAGCGGCCTACCAATTGGTAGCCGACAGTCAGATTACTTCTCAACCAGCGGCGTCCTCACCAGGCGTCAAACCAGGCCAACGCACACTTACCGCGCAAGAAGCGGCGCAGAAAGCAGCGCAGGCGCACAGCCTGCCACCGCGTAATGGTGTCAGTGGCGCAGGAGAACCGGCGCTTCCAGCCGCATTGATGAACGTCAACGCACTGGGCCGGATTATCTTCCACAACCAGCAGACTGGACGGGCGCGACCCATCACAGTCTAGGGAGACACAATGGCAGTACCAGGAACGATGCTTCGCACCACTTGGGCGCAAGTGGACGCGACGTCATTGACTGATTTCAGCCGCGTCTTGACTGACAACATTACAAGCAACCAGGTAGTTTTATGGATGCTTGGGCAACTTGGCGGGATAGTCACGCGGCAGGGTAAAACAATCTTCGAGCCAATCATGCTGGATGATGCCGCTAGCGCCAAGTGGTATTCCGGCTATGACCCACTCGATATGACCCGCACCGAAGTTGCAACGGGCGCGGAATACGCGTTCAAGCAATTGGCGGGCGTCGAACAGATTTCAGGCTTCGAGAAGTTCCAGAACAGCGGCCCCGGCCAAATCATTGACCTGTGGGACGCGATGGGCCAGCGCTTGGCCATCACCATGAAGCGCAAAGTCAACCAGGCGCTACCATCGGACGGCTCAGCCGACGGTGGCAAGGCGTTGATTGGCTATCAATCCGCGATTCCGTTTGACCCGCAGACAGGAACCTATGGGACGCTTGATTCTGCGCAGAACACCACCTGGCGCAATCAGTTCTTCACAACCACTGGCGTTGGCTTGTCAGGTACGGCGACGGGCGGGGCGAACATCAACGCCGCTTCCCCAACCGGTTCCAACAACCTGTTCGATGGACTGCGCGCCCTGATTGTCGCTTGCATGGCGGGTTCCGACAGTCCGCATCTCGTTGTGATGGTTCGCACCGCCTACCTGATACTGCTTCAGGGACTGGAAGCTAAACAGCAACTAGTCCGTGGGCCGGATGCTACGGACGCGGCGTTAGGCCAGGCCGGATTCAAGAACGTCGTCTATATGGGCGTTCCCCACGTGTGGGACGAGGACATGCAGCCGAATACATCGGTTGCTGCCGGTTCCGTCTCGAACACCGCCGGTTTCGGTTGCGTGGCGCTGAATCTCGACTACGCCAAGATGGTGTTTGGCGAGGGTTACGAGTTCACGTTCACTGACCCAATCCAGCCCGATAACCAGGACTCGGCCAGCATCAAATGCTTGATGTACGGCAACCTTGTACTCAGCAACCGTCGCCGTCAGGGGCGCGTTAACTTCGCTGGCGCGTAAGGAGGAAATATGAGTCAGTTTCTTTGGGGAGTAAATCCAACGCAGGTAGACACCACGGCGCAGTTCACGCTCGGTACGGAATGCCGTGACCCACGAACGCGCAGCCTTGGACAAAACATGCTTCGTTACGTGAAAAGTAACGCGGCAATCGCCATTAACCAGGCACTCACGATTGACAACACCGACGAGACAAACGAACCGCACGCGATGGTGGCGACGACTGCCACCGGGCAGCCCATCATGGGCATCGCGCATGTGGCCATCGCTTCGGGTTCGTTCGGGTGGGTGACAATCAAGGGCCATACGCCTTGCAACGTAAACGCGGCTGTGTCTGCGGGCGCGCTACTTGGCTCAAGCGGTACGGCTGGCAAGCTGGATACGCTGGCGACTCAGGGCGCGGCCCTGATTGCGGCGCAGCAGGCTTGCCGCGTTACCACGATTGACAGTTCGGCAGGGAGCGGGACTGTGGACGTGTTTGTCACTTTGTAAATGCAAAAACTCGAAATAGATGCAGCCCCCTGGATACTTGAGGAGCAGGGAACCGGAGAGCGGCGCGAAGTTCGCATTGGCGCTGTTTGTTCGGTTCCCCGCCTCGCATTTTCTACCCATTGGGGCGCGCTTCAACGGGCGTTCGACGCCATGCAAATCCCGGTTATCAAAATAACCGGCTACGGCTGGGGCGCTTGCCTACAGCGGGGTATTAACCTGCTAATTGAAGCAGGTTGCGACTGGATAATCACGATTGATTACGACTCAATCTTTCACAAGGAAGACATTCTCGAACTGCTTCTTCTTGCCGCACGGTACGACGAGGCGGACGCCATCCTGCCGTGGCAAGTCAGGCGCGGCGGGTATGACGAAATGCTGCTGCTAATCCGAGATGAGAACAACCAGCCGGTTAAGTCTGTCACGGCGCAGCGGCTCCAGGGTGAATTGGTTCCTGTCGCGGGCGGGCATTTCGGTTTAACGCTGATAAAGGCTGACGCGCTGAAACGGACGCCGAAGCCGTGGTTCTGGGACAAGCCCAACAAAGACGGCGAATGGGAGGACGGGAAGACGGATGCCGATATTCACTTCTGGAACGTCTTCCGCGAAGCAGGAAACAAGGCATTCTTAGCGAACGATGTTCGCATCGGCCACATAGACGAGGAAATACTGTGGCCGAACGCGCAGTTCGGCATCACGAGACAGAACGCGGCGGATTATATCGAGAAAGGCAAGCCGGAACTGGTGAGGGTATCGGGCTACACGTACGACGGGGCAGACAGGAAGCAAGACACCAGATTTATCCCATTTATCGCGGGCATCGAACCCTGGAATCACACTTCGCAGTTCGGTGAGGACTCCATCATTGAAGCGATATTCAACCGGATAGGCACTGAAAATAAGTGGTGTTTTGAATGCGGCGCAAGTGATGGGCTGTTCTTTTCGAACACTCGGAAGCTTATAGAGGACGGCTGGAACGCTATTCAAGTGGAAGCAGACCCGGCCTTCTTCGAACAACTATCAACCCGCTACAAGGATAACCCGCGCGTCCACTGCGTCCAACAATTCGCAGGGCTTAAGCCCGGCAACCGAATTGACGACATATTGAAGCGGGCGGGCGCACCAGAGGACATTGATTTACTCGTCATTGACGTAGATGGGCAGGACTATCACCTGTGGAACTCACTAACCAAGTACCGCCCGCGTGTCATCTGTGTCGAGTTCGCGCCGGGAGTCGCGGGGATGTACATCCCGGAACCGGGCGCGGAAGGCACACAAGCGGGCGCGCATCCAATTCACTACATGGCGAAAGCCAAAGGGTACACGCCAATCGTGGCGACTCACTGTAACTTGATATGTGTGCCGAATGAATTGGCGCACTTACTAGAGGAGACAAATCATGCCAATGAAGAATCTAGGGAAACCGAACCTGACCGGCGTCAAGACCGGCTTCAAGTTGATGGGGAAGACAGTCCCCAGAGGCGCGCGGCCACAGAAGCCCAGCGTTAAGGGCGGCGTCGCCACCAACCACCCCATAACCGCTGTTCGCGGCGTCATGGGAAAAGCGCGCGGTAAGAAGATGTACTAAGGAGCGACTATGGCGAAAACCAGTTACACGACACTGAAGGAGCGGGCGGACGCGGAGAAGGCTGTCATTGAATTGTCGCTGGAGGAAGAACAGCAGCGAACGAAGAAGCTGATGGCCGACTACCTGCAAGAACAGGAGGCCAAAGCCGCGCGTGAGGTTAAGGTAAGTCACATTGACCGTGGCCAGATTCACCGCAGCAAAGTCATTGACCCGCAGGAGGGGCGATTGGCTACCACAACGCCTATCGGATGGGTGACTCTCACCCCGTCAATGTGCCAGGCCGACCCTAGATGCAGTTTCGACGGGGCCGAGGCTACCGGTTGGGCGAATGGCTACGACTCTATACCGGAAGACCTCATTCTGCCGTGGAACGGTCAAACAGCGCGTTGGCATGCGGAGAATACATTGGCGCGGCATATAGCGTTGAAACATTCAACCACAGGCCCGTCCCATGTCCGCACACCCGAACAGGTGAAAGTGGCGAGGGACGAACGGCTGTTGCCTGAAACGTTCATTGAGAATCCGAGACTGTAATGGCAACGCCTAATTCGTTAGCAATCGAAATATTGCAAAACATGGAGAAATCCACCGATGACGCTGGCTTTGTCCAGAGGGTGGAGAAGCGCGTCAACGACGCTTTAGACAATATTGCGATTACTACGAATTACAACATGTTCAAGACCCGTTCCACGTTCTCGACTGCTGCCACAGTACCAACATACCAGCTTCCCGTCGGCGGGCGCGATATTGAGCAACTGCGCTACACCGACACCGGGGAGCCGATATGGTTATGGGGGACGCAGGAAGCGGCGCGGTATATGGCGAAACTTGAGGACTCAGGCAGGGCGCGAGTTTGGGTTGAAGACGGCATTTTGGTGAGCGGGGCGAATGTCCTCTATCAGTTCCGACTCGCGCCTGTTCCTAACTCTGTTCTCACCGTTGAACGGACGTACTACTTCCACCCGTCAGAAGTCGCCACTTCAACGGTTATACCGGTTCTGGAACAGTTTATTCCCCTCATTCGCTACTACGTCAAGGCTGAGTTATACGACCTCGATGGAATGTTGGATAGGGCGAAAGACCAGCGCAGCATTTACCAGAACTTGGTTGACAAGCTGGAAAAGCGGGAGAAGCGCAAAGTAGCGGCTACCACCCAGCAGAGATGGAATGATTTACCCAGTGGCGGCGGCAGGGCGCAGGCGATATTCGACCCCTCTCATTTCAAGAACCCGTTTGTTTAATGAAGAAGCAATGGCCAATGTGGTATTATCAGGACGGCTAAAGAAGTGGCCAGCGGTGATTGAGACTCACCGCCAGCCGACTAGCAACCCGCGTGTAGGGCGGATTGATAGCTCATTCCTATCATTACCCACCTTCACGCCTTCGTCAAATCGGAGGCATTCAATGTCAGGATATAACAGGAATCGTCCGCGAGCCGTTTGCAGCGTGTGCGGCAAGCTGAAGCCGATAGTGTCACTGCTTAAAGGGCATTGCGACGCGTGCTACCGGAACGCCCGAGAGACGCAAAGCCCAGGATACAAAAAGGCCAGACACGAAAGACATAAAATCTCGCAAGCGGCGAATGGCAAGGCTTGGCGTCGAAAAAAACAGCTTAAAGCTTACGGGTTAACTGACGCCGACTATCGAGCAATGGTTGAAGCGCAAGCGTCCAGATGCGCGATTTGTGAACAACCTGAAAGAATAGTGAGAAACGGTGAGCTAGAGCCGCTGTGCGTTGACCATGACCACCAAACAGGGCGCGTGCGCGGGCTTCTCTGCCGCACATGTAATAGCGCGCTTGGTAAATTCAAGGATAGCCCGGAGATGCTCCGTCGCGCTCTTGCTTACATGGAGGGCTATGGCTAGCACGAATTTAGATTCAATAGGCGTACAGCCGCTGCGGGTTCGAGACTGGAAATTGGGAATCAACACAGCCACGCCTCCGAACGAAATAGAGGACAATGCCCTACAAGACGCGCTGAACTTCGAGGTTGACGATAACGGCAACCTGTCCACTCGGCGCGGCGTGACTCAGCTATCCGCCGACACGTTCTCTCGCATCACTTCCCTGCACTACTTCACGATAGACGCGGGCGAAATCGGCATCCTTCTGACGGAAGGAACAAAACTACAGATAATCGAGACGAACGGGACGGGACTAACGAACCTGACCGGCGCGCTGACATTTCCCAATAACACATTTTGGCAGTGGGTAACGTTTGGGGGGTTGGCTATCGGCGTCAACGGGGCCACCTCGGGGACGAACCCGGTAAAAGTGGATTCCACATCTACCGCAGCTGCCCTCGGCGGAAGTCCACCACGCGGTAAATATATCGCGGTGTGGAATAGCCGGGTGTGGATAGCGTCGGCGTCCGCATTTAGCCGGGTACATGGTTCGGCGCTTGGACTGCCGGAAGATTGGACGGCGACCGGGGCGGCGGGAAAGATAGATATTGACATTGATACGAATGATGGCGACCCCATCACTGGACTGTTTTCTACCCGCGACGCGCTGTATATCTTTAAACGGCATAGCATCCACCGTCTTGTCGCGTTCGCAGACCCTAACACGGACGCGAACAACATACGGCGAGAAGTGGTGACGAAGGATATAGGCTGCGCCGGGCCGTACTCCATCCAGCAAATCCCCAATGACGTTGTATTCCTCTCCGACCAGGGGATTGCCAGCTTGTCCCTAGTCCAGACGGCTGAGGACTTCCGCACTGCCTTCTACAGCCGGAACATTAAAGAACTGACGAACTTTCCGAAGACGACGCTTGAAATTCCGTCACTGTTCTGCGACACCGGGGCGCAGTATTGGATAAGCCTACCGACATCCGTTGCGCCTAACGGCAACAAGATGGTTTACGTGCTGGACTACTTGAGAATTGATGAAGGCGTTGTGCGGTGGACGCGGTTCGATGGCATGGTTGCCGGGACGGCTTACACTTCGTTCCCCGGCGCAACGGGGAAAGTCTACGTGATAGGCGCGCTGAACAGCGGCGGCAGCAACTATCAGCTATTCACCTACCAGCCGCGCGCCACGTCTGCGGCGTTCTCCGACCAGGGCAGCGCGTACACGAAAGCCATGACGATGAAGTCATTTAACGGCGGCGCGCAACTGCTGAAGAAAGCATGGGTTGAATGGGGGATAGGGCTGAACCTGCTAAGCGCCACAGCCGGGATAAACGTCGCATACTACTACGACCAAAACATACTACGGACGGACTCTTATAGCTTCGGACTGACAGGGATAAGCACCGGCTCGCTATGGGCTGGTGGCTTGTGGGGCGCGGGACTGTGGGGAACAACTTTTAGCGGACAGAACGATATCGTTAGGCCGCTGAAGTCGAACAGCATCGGGCGCGAGTCACAGGATATCACTTTCAATGTGTCGAACTCGCAGGCGGGCGAAGGCTTCACCATACAGGACTTTGAATTGAACTATCTGATTTTGAATAACAAGCGCGTAACCGACGTGTGAGGAATTTATGGCATCTTTACCAGCTAGAACGACGGCCAGCTTCGACGCCATTAAGCCGGTGTCCAGCCTTGTGCTGCTCGACAACGAGTTTAACCAGTACGTCGGCGCGTCGGGCATATTCAACGGCGGGACGACAGCCACGAAGTTGCTTGTTAAAGCAAGCGACGCCACCGACCCGCCTGTTGACCAAGACCAGATAGGCGCGGGGCTTTTGGCGCGATGGAAACAGAATGGCGTGCAGAAAGCCGCGATAGGCAACGACGGTACATTCGCTACGTCCTCAACGACGATGGTGACAAACCTGAACGCTGACACTGTTGACGGCATACAGGGCGCGAACATCGCCAAACTGGACACCCACAAGACGGCGTTTTCAGTCAGTTGGTTCTACGCCGTCCTGCCGGGGGCCGTGGAAACCATCCCTAGCGCGCCACGTTGGATAGTTCCGGCTGGAAATACCATACAAATTATCGACTTGGTGGTTATATGGGCGGGTGGGACGGACAGCGCGGCGAACAACATTTTCACAATTAAGCGCCGCAATTCGGCGGGCATCCCGCAAGCCGACGTTGGAACCGTGAACGTGAACACGCCCAATCAAGACGTTATCCAGGTGACGACCCTGGGCGCGCCGCTAACCCTGTCGGCGGGTGACCAGATATACCCGCTGTTTACGACGCGCAATACCGCTACGGAACAGGTTGTCACCATTAGCGCCAGAGGCACGCAGTTGTTTACCACTTAATATGTCTTTAGCTACTCTCAACCCAACGTCGAACACGACCCCTGACCAGGGCGGGACTGGCGCCGTCACCTCACCGACGAATACCGGACACGCTAGCTCGCAGTCTACGTCAAGTGATGTACTGGACTCGGACGCGCTTAGTTGCAGGTGGCAGGGCTTCGCGGCTGCTGCCGGACAGATTCAGGGTGTAACGCTGAAAGCTGACCATACGAGTAGCGGAGCGCTGACGGGGGCCGGGGCGAATAACGCTTTCACGCTGGAATACAGTCTCAACAATGGCAGCAGTTGGAATAGCGCCGTCAGCAGGTCACATTTCACGGCGTCACAGGGGCCTACGACGTTTTCAGTGGCTTTATCCGTCGCCCAGGACTTAACACAAGTCAGGGTGAGAGACCTTATTAGCACCAGCACGGTTTCAGGCGGCGAAGTCGCCACCTGTACGGCGACGATAGCCAATATCAAGATTGAGGTGACGCTCTTTGACGGCTCGCTGCTGATGATGTCGTAAATATGAAGACTTTTCTCTTAATAGCATTGCTGTTTATTCCGGTAACGGCCCAAGCGCCACTCAAACCGCTGAGTTTCGCGCTATCCGTTGACCCGGCAGAGGGGCCATTTACGGAAACACTGTGGCACGAACTGCGGCAGAACCGAAACTTGATGGTGGCGTCGCGCAAGCCGGACTTCGATATCTATGTGGTAATGACGCCGCTGAAAGAGGAAGAACGCTTTTACGGCTACGCAGCCGCTGTACTGGTTGTGACAGCCGGGGAGTACAAGTTGTCAATCCACACAGGGCGCGGGCCGGAACTACTAGCGCGGCATCTAGCCGCAACTCTACAGAACAAGTATCTAACCAATTCTCCCCCTGAAAGGGTGAAATGAGGTTACAACAAACAATGGGGCAACACGTAGACAGCACAGGATGGGCGACGTTGGGGGTGGTGGTGGGTATGTTTACCGCTGCCAGTAGTGTGACGCAGTTTGCGACGGCGATACTGACTCTAGCCGTCGGAGTTGTCGTTGCGCATTTCCTGAAACGGGAATTGCAATATCGCTTCCCGCCGAAGAAGCCGACGGACAAGCCGGAGGAATAGTGAGTCTGGCCCGCACAAATTCACCGCTTGGCAAGCTAATCATTCGCAATATTGGCGACGTGGGCGGGCCGCGCTCAGACCTTGTGGACGCGGAACTGGATAACATTATCGCGTGGGCGAAGAACTCACCGCGCGTCATAAAGGTTGATGTATCGGTTGTCGGCAACGTCGGGGCGGGGCTGGACAGCTTGCACAGTTTCAGCTTACCGGCGAACAGTCTGGCAACTAACGGCGATTGGGTGCGGTTTCGCTACTGCGGGAACTGCGCCACGAACGACAACGACAAGCGGTTGCAGACTAGTATTGACGCCCAGGTGCTAGAGAACACCGGGTTGATTGACATTGACCAGGGATGGTGGCGGGTAGAAGGGACGTACACCAGGCTATCGGCCACAAGCTTATTTGCGGAATCCTGTATATCGTTCGGGTTTTTGAACCAACTGGACGGGGCGGCGGCGCAGGCTGGTTCAAGTCTGCGGCTTATATCGCGGAACGCCAATCTGACCGTGGCGAACTTGAACAGCAACGCGGTGACGATGCTGGTTCAGGCAGAGGCGACGGCCAACAACGACGTGACGCAGAACTTGTCAATTATTGAGCTTTACCAGCAGTAAGGAGGCAGCATGGGGCGTAGCTATTTATTCGCACCTAGAGACACTAAGACGCTGACGCCGACGGAATACGAGCTTGAGAAGCTCTACGACCAGATAGACAGAGAGGGCCACCGCATCACGCCGGAAATATTCTTTAAGTCGCCAGAATACGCCCGTTTTCTTGACACGAAATACGGCGACTTGCGCAGCAGAGTCCCACCCGGCAGCCAGATAACCAACATGACGCCGTTCAAGGTGGAGTTCAAAGACGCCGACGGGTACACGCATACCCTAACGCGCGCCGGGGCCGATGCGTCAAGCGGGCAGGTTCAAAACGTGTCGGACCGACCGCCGATACTACCGAATAAGAGCCAGCAAGACTTCATCGCCCAACTACAGACACGTTTACAGCAATCGCTTGACCCGACGAAGCTGGCCGAACTGCCGCCCGAGGTGGCTGCGCAACTACAGGCCATATCCGACGCCGAGAAGGCGCGCATCGCGCAACAGGGTGAAGACGCGCGCGGACAGCTTGTAGCGCAGCTTTACGGCAACAGAGTCAATCAATCCTCAATCGCCAACGATGCGGCGGCAAGGTTCGCGCAGCAATTAGGCTTGGTACAGCAGCAGCAATCCAGCGATGCGGCGAATCGCAATTTACAATTGCGCCAATATCTCACCGGCGCGGGACTACAGCAGAATCAGGACTTGGCCAGTCTACTAGCGAACCTGTCAGGACAGCAGAACCAGCGTGACATTGCGGGCGCAGGACTAGGCTTAGACCAGCAACGACTGGATGAGGCTATGAGACAGTTCAACAAGAACTTCGGCTTGCAGCAAGTCGGACTAGAACTCAACAAGCAGGCGCTAGACCAGCAGAACAGTCCGTTTAACAAGTTCCTGAAGACTCTCAACGCGGCGTCAGGGCTGCTACAGGGCGGCGGGACAGCGTATAGCGCATACAAGACGGGGTGATGATATGGCTACTATTCTAGACTTACTGATGGCTCTCAATAGGGACGAATTGCCGCCGGTTCCAGCGCCCGCTACCCCTGTACCGATGGCCCCTGCCCCGACGGGCAACGTCCCTGAGTACGGCGGGCCGTCACAGGTGACGGAACCGCCGCAAGCGCCCCTTGATACGCGAATTATCCAGCACATGTTGGCGCTCCGTGGCCCTGCGCCCACTGCGCCAGCGCCGAGGAGTAAGGCGGAGCGGATATTCAACGCGTTGGCGGGCTTCGGCGCGGGCTTTCAGGGCAACGGCGCGCAGTTTTTACAGCAATTGCAGGAACCACAGCGCCAATATCAACGACAGCTTGAGAATTACAACCAGCTGGGCGCGGAATTGGGCGCGCGCGGGCTTGAAAAGGCGCAACGGGAGCAGGAAAGACAGACAACTAGGGCGCAACAGGTGTCAGACCGGCAATTTGCCGCCGAAGTGGACAGAGAGGCGCGCAGACTGCACCTGACCGACCAGCGCGAACTTGAAATGTTCCGCGATACGCTGCTAGCCAGGCGTCAGCGCGAAGACGACGAACGTGCGGCGGCTGAACAGCGGCGGAAAGAGAAAGCCCAGCAGGAACGGGACGCGCGTGTCTTCGCGTCGCAGTTGGGGAGAGGGCCAGGGGCCGCGCCAGCCAGAATTGCGGAAGAACTTGGGAACTATTACGCCAAAATCAGCGACTCATTGTCGCCTGCCGCTCAAAAATGGCTGAACGCGCAGGCCAAACGGGCTGAGATATTGGCTAGCAGGCCGACAGGCGGCGGAGCAGGCGGCGGGAAGTTGATGGCGCAGCTCGAAAATGGACAGATAATCCCGTCGTCGCTGGTAGACCAAAAGACGGGTAGGGTGATAATTGACGGAAAGCCGGTAAAAGTCGTCGGCTACGTGGGCGGCGGGGCTTCCAGTGCGAAGACGGCAACGCCACAAGGTAAAAAAGCTGACCCACTAGGGATAAGATAATGCCAGACGTAGTGCAATTGGGACGAAAGGTAAAAAACAAGTATCCGGGGGTGTATGACGACCTGCCCGACGGCGTGGTGGGCCAGAAAGTCAAAGCCAAGTACCCCGGCGCCTATGACGACTTCACGGATACGACGTACACGCCGCCCCCGCCAGAAGCGCCCGGCATCCTCGGCAACCTTAGCACCGGCTTTAAACAGTTAGGGCAGAAAGTCTCAGACGTAGGCGCGTCGGCATATGAAATTGGGCGCGAAGCCCTACATGGCAACTTTGCCCCGCTGAAAGAGACGGCGGAAATTACCGGACGGGCCACGCTTCCATATCTTGCCGGCGCCGCCAATTCCCGAGGGCCGGGCGCGGCTTTCACCGGCATGTCAGCGGCGCAAGCCCCAGCTATCGAGGCCGTGAAGCAGAGGCAGACCGCCCGGCGCGAAGCCAGCGGCGACGTCTACTTCCGTGGCAGCGCAATCGAGAACGCCAAGCTTGCGGCGGAAGCGGCCAAAGACCCATCGTTACTCGGTAAACTTACACGAGGCGCGCCGCAAGTTCTGCCCTACATTGGGGCGGGGGTAGCCACAGGCGGAAGCGGCGCCGCGATGGCCGCAACTGGGGCGTTGATGGAACTGAACGCGCCGGAAAACATTCCGCTGGCAGCTGGACTCGCGGCTGTTCCCGTCCCCGTCGGCCAGGCGTTCAAGGCGGGCGTAAATGCCGTTCGCCGGACGTTCGGCAAGGGGGCGGCGCAGATAATCGAAGCGGAAGCTGGCCCCGCGCTTGCCGCAGAAGTGGCCCCAACCGGCGGACAGGCCAGCCCCGCTGTTCAGCGCGCAATGCAGCAGTTCGAACAGGAAGTCCAGCGTATCAAGACTCTGCCACCGGCGCAGCAAGCGGCAGAGATGGAAGCCGCCATCCAGCGTGTAAGCAGCGAAGCGTCGGGCGTTCGTCCAGTGTCGGCGGATAGGCGCGCGGGATACCCGCCGCTGATGGAATTTCCAGAGAACCCGAACGCGGTACAGATGGCAGGCAGGCTTCCAGGCGAAGCCTCAGGCGCTTCGATGCGCGGCCCGTCCAATGTCGCCCCTATGGATACTGCCCCGCCGCCGCTATCGGCTGAAATTGGCGCGCCACAGTTCGGAGTCAAAGCAGCGCCCGACTTGGGCTACACTGAAACCGTGGGGCCGTCGGTTAGCGCGCCGATGAATCTGGACGCCGCTATCTCGAGCGCAGCGGAGACAGTTCCCCGCTCGAGACTCCAAGCCGCCGTTGGCAACATTCTCGAGCCGTTTCGACTCCTGCGCGCTGTACTGTCGTCGGGCGACATTTCCGCCCCGTTCCGGCAAGGGGCTATCCTAACCCTGCCACCGTCCCAGTGGGGCAAAGCGGCGAAGGCGGGCGTACGGATGTTCCAGGCGTTCAGAACGAAGAATTACGAACAGATAGCGGAAGCCATAGCCGCGCATCCCGACGCGGCGGTTGCGCAGGACGCCGGGCTATATTTGGCCAGCCAGGCGAAGCAGCTCGGCAAAGGCGAAGAGTATTTTCTGTCCCGGTACGCGGACAGGATACCGATAGTCAAGCAGTCGGAACAAGCCTATAAAACGTATCTGGACAGTTTAAGAATGGACACGTTCTCGAGATACAAAGCGGCCATAGACAAGGCCGGGCTTTCGCCGGAAAAGGCGCAGGCGGCATACACGAAGGCAGCGGACTGGATAAATATCACAACCGGGCGCGGCGGCTTCGGCAAGACGATAGATAAAGCGCTTCCCGTCCTAAACGAAATATTCTTTGCGCCCCGCAACCTGGCGTCCAGGCTGAATGTTCTCAACCCGGTTATGTACGCGCGCAATGCGGCTACGGCTGAAGGGCGAGCAGTCCTCAAGGAACAGATGAAAGACCTGGCCCAGTTCGGCGGCATGGTTGCCGCTACCTATCAGTTGGCGAAAGCGGGCGGCGCGCAAGTGTCGCTAGACCCGAACAGCCCCGACTTTCTGAAGATACGCGCCGGGAACTTCAGATACGACCCGCTGGCAGGACTTCAACAGGTAATGCGGCTGTACTACCGAACCGGCGCGGAATTGGGGCGAGACGTTCAAGGCGAGAAGTCCACCGGGCCGGACGCGCTGGATATAGCCGGGCGCTTCCTGCGGGCGAAACTGGCCCCTGTTCCGTCGTTCTTCGTGGACTTCGTGAAGGGCAGAACCGTTACAGGTGAGAAGTTCAACACCAAAGACGCCATTCTAGATAGAACCCTACCGCTACAGTGGGGCGACTTTCTTGACGCGTACCGGGCCGAGGGCTTCCCCGGTGTAGCCAAGTCCCTACCTGGCGCGGTAGGTGTGGGCGTCCAACGGTACGAATCCAACCCCGTAGACGCCGCCATCGAACGCGCGCAGCCGCTATTCACCGAACTAAAGCGCCTCGGCAAGCAAGTATCCGACTTGCGGAAAACGACAAAGCAAGAGTTCAAGAACGGTAAGTGGGTTACGACAGAGAACGAAGACGACGCCAGCTTCAACCGGCGCGTCCAGCAGTTCGGGCAGAATTATACCCAGTACGGCTTGCAACTGCTGGATAGTCCCCGGTTCAGACAAGCGCCGGATAGCGTCAAGGTTCTAGCGCTGGACGCCCTGAACGAACGCGCCAAGCAACTAACCAAGGCTGAGTTCCCATTCCCTGAACTGGCGCTGGACGCCAACACCCTAATGGACAGCGCCGAAGCGTCCGCAGCCAAACGAAACCCGGCTACCAAATGACATGCGAATAAAGTATGGCTCAAGCAGGACGGTAATTTTAGTCAGCAAGTGGGCTATTAAGCTTCCCTCCTTCGCGGGTTGGCGCAACTTCCTCCACGGGCTACTAGCCAACCACCAGGAGCGTCTATTTTCTCAAGCCGAATGGCCCGAACTCTGCCCCGTTCTTTGGAGCCTGCCGCTAGCCATTGTTATCTGCATGCGGCGCGCTGGCCCGCTTGAAATGGCACAGTTTGAGTCTCTCGACTTTGATAGGTTTGTAAACCGCGAGGAATACGCCATCCCTGTCGAAAACAAGCTGGATAGTTTTGGCTGGCTTGACGGGCGAATTGTCGCGGTGGACTACGGTAATTAAAGAGAAACCCGGCCAGCAGATAACCGGGCCACTGCCGGTTGTGAAGTCTGCGCTTCTTGGCTTCACAACCGGTTAGTTTATCTGTAGAATGCGCCCGGGCCAGCGTGCCTGGAATGGCTATGGGGTTCGATTCCCCAACGACTGGCCTCCAATATTGCCCTATCAACAACGGAGGACCCTATGAAACGAACACTACTCATTGCCATCCTGCTGCTTATCCCAGCATTCGCCTACGCCCAGCAAAAAGAAGCCCCAGTTTGCAGCGTCCGAATCCTGCTTCTAAACCAGAACTGGGACGACCACTCCCAAACCCGCGAACTAATGAGTCCAGACCAGACAAAGTGGTGGCTCGAAGACGGCCAAAAGAAGTTCAAAAGCTTCTGCTTTGTCCATGCCTCCAAGCCCTACGACTTCAAACTCGTCTGGACTGACACTGACACTTTCCGAACTATCTACGTCCCGTCCACCACAACCACTAACGGCTCGGTAGAAGTCGGGGGTAAAACCGCCACATACTCCGAAGTGTCACATGGCCCAGGCCATCGCCAAACAGTCAGAAAAATGTGGGTACAAATCCAACTGTTCAAAGCCGACGCCGAACCCGATTCTACACCCCTATTCATCGAACTCCATAAAGGTGATTGGGTGTGGTCTAAACCCGACAGGCAGGCCCTAGAGAACGGCCTGAAAGCGCTCTCTAAACTGATAAATCCTAAGTAATACTTGACTTATCTCTGTCCCATTAGTAACATGTCACCATTGGGGGAACTGGTAGACGGGTTGCCAGTAGCGCTTCTTCCCCACTAACCTACTTATTCTTTAACACTTAACCTTGTGAAATTTTCTGTGGGAGAATGAACGTCATATGGCTGCGGCGGCGTGGAAGGACATGCTGCGAACGTGCCAGTAGGTTGCCGAGTAGGTGACGCCAAAGGGGCCGAACGCGCGTCGGGACTGTTAAAGCTCGGAGTCTTGAGTACCCCAAGTCAACGGGGAGGACGGGAATAAGCACCCCAGCAGTCTAGCCGGTATCAAGCCCGGCCCGCAGCCAACCCCTGTAAAAGTTTTTTGGGTGAGAATAGACGCCATGCCCCGCCCCTCACCCCACCCCTGGGCGCATCGGCGGCCCTAAGCATCTGTGTCATCCCTGATACACCGTCTCACACACAGCACGTCGCACAGTGTACTGCGTATGAGACAGAGTGTCACCATACGGTTACAGGTTAGTAACGTTACAGGGTATGTTAACCCTGTTAACTGTGGCAGAAATGCACATTAGCGGGGATACTGTGGCGGAAATGAGACAGAGTGGAGGGAGTTGATGATTTATCAGGGGTTTTACCCAAAGCCGCGTATTGCTTTAATCCAAAGGGGTAATAGCCTGCTGGTAGACTCACCAGGCCGAAGTGCGGCATGCTCGGGCCGAGCATCGGAGGAGGTTCTAGCCCAAATAGGCTGGTAAGGGTGTTCAGGGAGGTAGAAGGGTTTGAATCCTACGAGCCTTGCCAGCGCCATTGCTACATTGTATCTAAGTTGGTTCATTTCTCATTCTCCTGGGCTTCCAAGTCTTCAATAGCCTGGTTGGTAAGGGTTTGCTTACCACGGTTGGTGAGACGGTTGTGGAAGAGCTGGGTAAGTGCGGTTGGTTTGTTGTTCTCAGGTGGCGTGATAGGGCCGAACCATTCAGCGGATAGGATGTCAGGTTTGCTGAACGTGACGCCGATGCTGCATTCATAGAAGTCGAGTAGGGAGTTGAGATAGACGATAATGGGAGTTGGAAGTTCTCCATGTTCTATGACGCGACTCTTAACCCAATAGAAGCCGGGTTCAGTTGGATATTCAGTAGTCCAGTTCATTTCTCATTCTCCTTCCGGTAGGACGTCGAACCTATCGAACGCTTTGCGTTGAGCCGCGAGCATTTGAATGCCGATAGGGGCATCATTCTCCTGACTGACAGCTAATAGCGCGGCCCTGCATATGGCCAGTGGTGGAGTATCCGCATCTGCATGGCCGCCTTCAACCTTGCGAAGATAGACGTGCCATCTATCAGTGTCGGAGTTATGCTGAATTGTGACACCTGCGAATTTCTCAACCACCTGCCAGGCGGCTGCGATATCGGTTGAGTATTCGGGCCATTCATACTCTTCTGACTGGCTATAGTTAGGCATTTCCTCTTTACCGTCCCATTTTTCAAGCCAGTTAGCGTATCTATCGGGTTCACCAAGAAACCTGAAACGCTGGCCGTATGGATATGGCGGAGTGGTGTAGGTATAAACCCAGACGCACCATATCCAGCCCATCACCCTCTCAGCGATAATGGCGTCCAATTCCCTGCCCGCTGGCATATTCTCGATATCTTCAGCTTTCATAGCTTGGTTTCCTTATCTAGACAATTATCGCAGGTAAAGCCTTCATAGTCGTAAGCGGCGTAGTCGCACTCACAGTCGTACTCAGGCAAATATGCGAGATGTTCTACGACAAATGAGCATTCAAACGAGCCATGACCTTCGGTGTAGCGAAGGTGATTGACTCCCGTCTGGCGTTCGAGTTCTTTGATATCTTCAGGCTTCATTATCGGCCTCCAACATCGTCTCAAGCATATACGCCAAGTCGCTAGTGGTAAGCTCGTCAATACGTCCCGCGCCAGCGCCTACAACCTCTCCGTTCGGATTGGTGACAACAATGCGATACCATTCGACGCGAAACGGCCGGCGCTCACAGTACCGCTGCGTCGTCGCAATGGTGAGGCCGTCGCGGGTGTATCTGAGTGAAGGTAGCGTTGTTTGCATAGCGCCAATAATATCACAAAACTGCGCAGTTGAACTATTTTCAATTCTAATGAAATAGTTCTTGACTTCAGGTAACCCTAGGGTTATTATCTTAGTTATGGAAACAACAACAAACATCAACGGAGGCAATATGATTATAGCGAAATTCGAGAACGGTCAAAGCGTCAGCCAAACCCGCACGGCAGATTATTGGGTAGTGGAGCAAGTTGCGGCAAGCAAATTCCTTGTCACCAACCCGGCGGGCGAAATCGCCATGTCTAATTTCCACAAGGCCGAGCATGCATGCAAAGCGGCGCTCAACCTGAGCAAAAAGCCGTACGGCTGCTTATACGGGAATGAACTAAACGCGCTGAAGCCGACAATTGGCCTAGACGGGATAAAAGAGCTAGAGGAGCTGGAAGAAAGCCAGTGCATGGTAGGCGGACACCCACCTGACTGTAAGGGCCACATTTAATAATTATTCTATTGACTTCCATAACCCTAGGGTTTATACTGCGCCTGTCAGTTGGAATTGAAAACAAAACAACACCGGAGGAAATGAAATGGCAACCAGAACACAGACAACCGAAACCGAGAAATGGGAAAAGATATGGTCAACCTACATCGCCGCGCTGCAAGTTCTGGACAGGCCAATCAAGGGCGCGAACGCAAGAATGGCCCACGCGAGACTGGCGAAGGCTGAAAACGCTATCCGCAAGTATGACCCCAGGGCATACGAGAAATACGTGATGGGCCGATAATGCCCAGGAGGCAATTATGTGGGACTTTTGCGACGACTGCGGGGAATGGGACTATATATCTACGGACACGGGCTTATGCTCGGAGTGCGAGGAAGACGAGGAATAACGCTGTTTGACAATCGGTAAATCCCAGAGGCTGTGACGCCGCCCAGGTACGTCAGTGATAGTTCTTAGGAACGAAGCACGGTATGTCTGCGAACAATACCAGCCGTGGGATTTACTGATTGTCAAATGGCTAAACAACGGAGGAAGAGATGAAATACAGAGTCGCATGGGTTAAGAAAAGTGACATCATGAGAGGCGAGATACACAAAGGCCAACTACTTAGCCTTGAAGACGCTCAAGCGTGGGCCAGAGAATGCAATGAAACATCTCCCGACTTCTACCACTTTTTAGAAACAGAGGAGGGCGAGACAATGCCGACGGAGGGATGGCGAAGAGAAACCCTTCAGCAAATAAGGGCCAAGCCATGACACCTGAAGAACGCCAACAATCACTAGCCGACGCGCGCCGCGCCTGCGAATGGCTAGACAAGCACGTACCAACCTGGGAATTAGACAGAGGTTCGTCGCTACGGGACGAAATCAACTGCCTAATCGCGGAGTTCACCCGCCTTGACGCCAAAGAGGAAGCAATGGAGGAGGATTGACATCAGCCGAACGCCAACAATCACTAGCCGACGCGCGCCGCGCCTGCGAATGGCTGGAAGAATATTTGGGCAGCGAGTCGCAGGGCGTAATCGGAGACTTAATAGCTTCGGAATACGCCCTGGACTTAATAGCGGGCTTCCAAATACTGGACGCGAAAGAACAAGCGCAAGTCGCGGCAGGCGAACACGGACACAAAGGCGGCAGGCCGAAGAAGGCCCCTAAGAAACGAGGCAAGAAATGACCAGGCAGACAATCGGACAATTCACAATCAACTATGAACCATCCCTTGAATTTGCCACGGTTACAGTGCAGGGCATACTGGCGCCCGAGGTTGTCCATTCCGAGGATGGGCCGCAGGCGCTAGAGAAATGCGCTGCATGGGCAGAGGAGCAGAACGGAGGCAAGAAATGACAGCTAGAGAAAGAGTAATGGAAGTATTAAAAATGCCATGGCGTCCCGACCCTGACCCGTACGCGCCAGGCAGGCGAGAGTTTTTATTGCACGAAGAACTTGAACGCCGACTTGAGCAAGCCATCAACGCCGCAGTCGAGGAGGAACGCGAAGCCTGCGCCCGGATAGCCGACGAAGAAGGTGTTGTGTTTTGTGACGACGAGACGAGTATCGCCGCTCGTATCCGCGCCCGTTCTGCATCTTCAGATAATGGAGGGACGAAATGACATTGATAAACGATAGGGCGCATGACGTAGTAGACAGGGCTTGTGAAACCCTAACCAGATGGCCCCATGACTTCATCGACCAGGAAGACCTGGTAATGCTAATTCACGGGGCAATAGAGGACGCAGTTCAGGAGGAACGCTGCGCCATCGCATACGAGTTAGGCGGAATGAGGACAGAGGCGGAAACAGTCGCAGAGCGAGCCGTATACGATAAGATTGCCGCCCTTCTCGACGCCCGTTCTACCGCTTCTTCAACCCCTCAAGCGGACTAAGCGTCCGGTGGGCGTCTTTCAAGTCCTCCGCGTCTTCAGCCACATATTGCTGAGTCATAGCCATAGACTCATGGCCGAATAACCGCTGCAAATAGATAGGGTTTCCGCCGCTTCTCAAGTAGGACTTCCCGAAAAACCTGCGAAACGCATGAAAGCAGCCTTCAGACTTCTCAATCCCAACAGCCCGCAAGACAGCCAGAAAGTCCCGCTTGAAATTCCAATAGGACATTGGCCCACCGTTTCTGACGCAGAACACAACTGAATGCTGATGCGAGTTAACCCAACGGAATAGAACTTTCCTGCATTCTGGCGATATTGGCGCGCGACGCCACTTGCCGCCTTTGCCTTGAAGCGTAACTAGTAGGTCGTCCCAATCTATCCTGTCCCGGGTAAGCGTCAGGGCTTCGTTTATCCGACACCCGGTGTCTATCAGAAGACAGAGAAGCGTCATAACCCGTCGTCCTGAGCGCGAGGCTGGCTTATAGGCGACGATACGGGCAACATCCTGGGCAGAGTATGTGTTTAGGGTTCGACGGGGCTTCCTGGCCAACGGGACGCGAAAACGCTGGTTTGTGTGGCTGTTATCGTGAAGCCAGGTTAGGAATGAGTTCACCCCGCTGGCATAGCTGTTTATTGAACCTGGCTTGAGTCCAGCCGAGGACATGGTGATAACCCACTGCTTCAACCGTTCAGTTGTCAGATGTTGAACGCAGGTGCAGCCAGCATAGAACCCGAACGCGCGCAAGCCGTCGGCATAACTGCCCAGGGTCTTCTGTGTCGCGTTCTTGAGTATCTGCTTTTCGCGGCGGAATTGGGCGAAGAGAGACTGCATATTAGTTGCTCAATTCGCTCTCGAAACGCCGCTGTGCGCATGCAACCGCTTTGAAAGCGCGCCCGTTAGCTCAGTTGGTAGAGCAACTGGCTTTTAACCAGTGGGTCGCAGGTTCGAGTCCTGCACGGCTCATTTCTCTTAGCTGTCAAGCATTTACCACAACGCATTGCGGCGCAGGAAAAGAGCGAATTAGTTGCTCAAACTGTGTTGTTTGGTTTCTCCGACGGTGGGAATTATGGCTGAGGCAGGTTACCGCGTCAATGTTTTATCTCCGGTTGTTTATCTCTTTCGCTTCGAAGAGTATGTCTTTGAACTGCTGTTCGTTCGTGGCAATCCAGGCGTCTGACTTCTCAGCCAGATGCAGAACCGCGTCCGCAAAATAGGCAATCTTCTCAAAGTCCGCAGGCCGCCCGTGGGCCAAGTTGTTAATCGCATACGCTATATTGGCAATGTAAACCTTTCGTTCTTTATCTGTCATTATTTACCTCCGTTGTTGTTTAAGTTTTGCGTGTTGTTTTGCCGGATGCGTCCCCCGGCCATGTCATTCTTTTGTCGCAGGGTTCAGTTGGGCCATGCTTTGTCCCACATCCACCGCAGACCATCAGGCATCACCTCCTTCCGTGGCTTTCTTAATTGCCGCTTTCGCCTTGTCTACCGCTTCACCCCAAGCTGTCACCGCTGGGCCGTCCCAGCCCTCCCCTTCACGTTCTCGCACGTAGTAAACCAGGTCGCCCAGGTGGATATGCGGGTTCGACGACAGGGCTTGCAGCGCTTCCAACAAATCCGCATTGACACTTAGAAGCCATTCCATGTCGTTGTCGCTATTTAGAACCCAGTCGGAGATTGAACCCTCTTCAAGTTTGGCGTCGGTGTCTGTCTCTTCGGATATGTACCGTCGCAGTCGTTCTTTAATGCGGCTGTGCCTATTCATTATTTGCCCCCGTTCTCAACTTTCTGTCTAAAAATATCAATGGCCTGGCTCAACTCGCCGTCACCCAGCGAACCTATCGCAGAATGCAGCGTCAGATTAGCGTTAACGTTGAATTTCCCTATCAGCCACTTCAACAATTGCGGCTCGCTGTAGCCCAGCTTGCGGTTAAGCGCCAACAATTCCTCGCCGGGGCTTGTCGGCTGCGCCCCCTCAAGTTTGACGTTGCGGACGGGTTCGGGTGGCGGGCCGTATTGCCGCAATTGCTCTTCACGCGCGGCGGCGGGTTCTTCGGCGTACTTCTCTGCCTTATAGTCGGAGTCGTACAAGTCCAGCG